GCCCGGAAACGTAGCTACCTTAGCTTGCGTCTTTACGATATCGCCGATTGTAATGCTTGCAAGTGTTGCGCCCGTTGCTACTTGGATACCGGCAGCATAAAGTTTGTGCGCGTCTGTTGTAAATGTACCGCCCGCATCTGTTACGAGCTTCTTGAATGACTCATTGATACCTACAAGGCCATTGTATGTAGAAGTACCATCACCCAAGAAAGCTACCTTGTCCTCTTGTACAGCGTGTGCGTATCCGTGATCCTTTGCAATTTCTTCTGCAATTGTAGCGTAGCTATCATCACCGAGCTCGATTGTGTTCTGCGTAAGAGCGCCGAACTTCTTAGCCGTGAGTTGTACGCCGCTGAACTGTACATCCGATGCTGTGTAGCTCTGGCCTTCGCCAAGTGCGTATACAGTTGTTCCGCCTACGTTGCGATTGACTGTACGTGTCTCGCTGTTCATAGATACTACGTCCATAATGCCGCGAGCTACGCCGCGCTCTTCGCGATAGTACAGAATAGCTTGATCGAGTTCGTCCACAACTGTCAGACCGCCGAGCGTGTTGTTACCCGTGCTCATTGTCTTAACAAGCTGTACGCCGTTCTCCTTGCACCACTGCGCCGATGAAGCATCGCCTAAATAAGCGGCTACCTGACGGCCTGCCTTGTAAGCGGCTGCGCCTGCTTCGCTACCGAATTGCTTAAATGCTTTGCCGCGGTAGTGTTGTCCGGTGATCTTTGCACCCTCTGGAACTACGAATCCAGAAGGAACCGGAGCCGCTGTTGTGAGAGCGTTAAGATCTGAAGCGTTCTTTGTCTTCATATCATTAACTGCCTTCTTTTGTTGTATAACTGTCATAATGCGAGCGAGCTTTGCTTGCGCCTTTGCTGCGCTCTCTACTGCTGCTTCTACCATTTCTTCTGTCGCTTCTGCTGTTGATGCTTCGGCAAGTAGGCCCGCGATTTGTTCGCGTACCTTTGCTACTTCGGCTGCCATTGCTTCCGGCGTTTCAAACGTACCGGCGAGAACGGCATCCAAAGCGGCGAGGATTTCTTCCCACGTCATTAGATTATCTCCATTGAGTTTAGTGATTGCAGCATGACAACGAGTTGCTTTTTCTTCGCTTCCGTTTTGTCATGCTTTTGGATTGGCTCCGTTTCTTCGTGGAGCTTGTATAGATTCTTGGACACGTCCTTCAATTGATCGGCAAGAGATAGGATCATTCCGCGAATACGACTGTTTAGAACGCGCCCCGCTTTGCTACGCATATCCGCGTATGCTACGGCGTGTTGTTCTGACTGCTTGATGAGCGTAGCCGCCACATCGAGCTTTTCTTCTAGTGTCATAGCTTTTACGTTAGATGTCATGGTCATAGGATTAGCCCCTACCGTAACCGGCGACCATTCGATAATGTTCACTTTGTTGAGTTCTTTTGTACCGTCTGCGAGCGGCGTTGTTTCTACTTCTTCATATCCGAAGCTATATTCGTCGATGCTGCCGAACTTGATATGCTCGTATGCGTCTTTGCCGTCTGTTGTATTAAGATTAAATACGCCCTTCACGTACAGCGCGCCGTAATCTTTCAAACGCTCCGGCAAACGCGCATCGCCCGCGGCAATCTCTTCGGCTAATACCGTCTTACCTATTGGGCGTGTTATATCGTGCTGCCATACCATCTTTGGTAGTTTGCTTTCGATGCTTTCCTTAAAAGCGCCCAACATGACGCGATCGCCGTAGCTGTCGACATTGCCAAAGACGGACACGAATGCTTCGACCGTTCCTTCGCCGTCTGCTTTGTACTCTACTGGTAACGATTTGTATTTCATAAACTGCCTATTCTTGATTTGCGTACAGGGCGTAATGTGCAACGGCAGTTAGCCGCTTCGCTAATATCACCTAGCCCCGGCCCTGCACCTGCACCGGGCACGTACTTGTCGAATGTTTCGCCTTGCTCTATCCATTTGCCGTCTAATTCTTCATGCGTTTCCCGTACAGCGTCGTCGCGTTGCGATAGCCACACTTGCACGACCTTACGCCCCGGATCAGTTTCGCGAGCGTTTACGCGCTTTACGGTTGCCTGCTGCACTACGCTTGTCTGCGCTTTGCATGTTGTCGTAGCGATCATTTTAGCGCGCGATGTTGTCAGCTCTGTAAACTTTGCTTGTAGTGCCTTTTGCACTTCCGCAGCGGGTTTGCCTGCATTGGCTTCTAGTACGCGCTTCATATCCTTACGTGTAGTATCCGCTGATTCCGTCATCATGTCGGTCATTTTACGGATTTGCTCATCACGTATTTGATCGGTAAAGGATTGCACCTGCGTTAGGTCGCCGTCTAGCGAAGACATTACCAACTCCATAATGCGCTGCCGCAATGCTTCCTGCGTTATGGCATTATCCTGCATGAACTTCGTAACCGTAGTTTTTAGAAGCGCATCGTTAAGCACCTTCGCAATATCAAAAGAGATAGTACGCGTTGCGCCCTCTTCCTGCTTGTATGCCGCCTTGCTCTTTGCCGCTTTCATTACCTCTTTTTCAAGGCGCTTGAACATAGCCGCGACGTCATCTTGTGTAGGGCCAATTGCTTTCTTTACCGCATCCTCTTGAGTGCGCCAATACTTCACTGCTTCCGGTTCTACCCATTTGATGCGCTGACCTTCGACAGATTCGATAACGCCATCGCCGCTCTTGATTGCCGGGCTTTCTACCGCGTTACGTCCTTCGCGTTCGTCCTCGGCTTCCATGCTACGAACTAACTTATTCGCCCACGCTTGTCCGGGATCGCCTCCCCATAATGCCCACGCGATGCGACCGTTACTGGGAAACCCGTCCTGATCTGGCGACCATCCGGCGCCCTGCTTGTCAATCTCGTGACGATCGAAGTACGCTTTCATGCGGCGCGCTGTATCGGGCGAAATGTTACGACCATTCGACAGATCGCGCGCCCTTGCTACGCCAACTTCCGTACCGCCGCGCCCATATTCAGAGCGCCAATCTAAACCCTTTTGCGCTTCGTCACGTACACCCTGCGGCGGGCTAAAATCAATATCTTCGTATGCTTTTACTTCCGGCTCTTCTGCTGCAAATGCGCCAAAGCCGCCTGTCGGCTGCTGTTGGTAAAAGTAAACGTCGCCGTTGTCTACGGGATCATACGATAGCGCCTGTCGCGCTTCATTAAGCGTAATGATGTTGTTCGTAAACTGGCTAACGGTACTTGTTTCGATCGTTTCCGCTTCCGGCAATAGCGCCTGCACGTATGCCGTGTCAAACTGCAAAGCAATTTGAGGCCACTCTTTGCGGAAGCCCGCTTCTATTTGCTCTTCTAACGAATTCCAAAACGGTACGCGCGTTAGCTTTGTGTATTCGGCGTATGCGCTCTGCAAGTTGTTATACGTGCTAATTGCAAGTCCCGCGGATGTCTGAACTACCGCCGGATGAATACGGAACGCGCCGCAAATAGCAGTCTCAAGTTCTCGTACCGTCTCGATAGCTTGCAACCTCTGAGCATCTAAGCCCATTTGCTGATAGCTCATCCCGTTGCCAAGTACAATCGCATCGGTACGATCTTTGCCGCTTGCGTCCTTACGCTTGCGTAGTTGTACCTTTAACGACTCAACTTGTGAGATAGGTACATCGCCGGGCGCTGACAGGATGCCAGATGGCACGGCGTTTGATGCTACCAGTGAATAGATAGTAGCTTGCAGTTCGTTATACGTGTTGATCTTGTCCCATGCTACCGTAATAGGGCTTACACCCTTGTGCATTTGCAGCGGATCGCGGTACGCCGGATTCTGGATATGTATAACGTCATCTAGGGGCCAGTCCTGTACGACGTTACCGCTGTTGTAGCGATACGCGTAAATCCATCCCATGTCGTTCAGCAAAGGCGCTACGTGAGCATCCGAATACGGATATAGCTCTACGACATTGCCGAGCGAGCTACGAACCTTTACGATATAAGCGTTGCCGCCAATTGCTAGGTACGTCCAAACGATCTGCCAGAATTCCGCTTGTCCCATTCGCGGGTTAGGTTGCTTGAATAGCAACGAAAGCGGGTGCGATGGATTTAGAGCGCCGTCAGGATTTGCTACTACTAGTGGCGCTTCGTTCAACGTAGACGCATAAACGCCGACACATGCGGCTACAACCGGGTTACGGTTAAAACCATGTTCGACGTTTGCCAGATATCCTGCTTTTTGGGGATAGCCAATTCGCCCCCCGATTTGCGTACCGTTAGGGCTAGGAAGTCCAATGTTGTTGCGACCAAATATCTTTTGGAAGTAGTCGCTAATTGCCATTATAGCTCGTAAACGTAAGTGTTTGATTCGTGTCCGTTTACTGCATAGATGAGAGCATCGACCATATCATCTTGCTTCCCATCCTTCCCATCGAACATAAGCAATTGCTCGGTAAATTCCAAAGGTAGGGTATTAACGTGCTTCACATATCCGTGTTCGTACTTACCCGCTACTGGCAGGAAGCGCGTTAGCTTGTTACGTCCGCGCGGATTGACGCCTTGTATATTGAGCATCGTTTCGGCGCGTAGCTGCTGTACCATTACTTCTTGATACGCTACGTTTTCCACGCACACCCTGACAGCGTTCCAATTGTAGGCGGTTTGTTTGATCCGCTCTTTGGTTTCGTTAAATGACCATTTGCCGAAGATCATATCCGCGACGTAATAGGTCGTGCCACGCTTGCCAACCACGGCAATAGCTCTATCGTCCGCGTTGCCTTTCATACCAACAGCTAAGTCTACGCCGATGACGTACGATATATCATCTTCGGGTAGTAGTGAGTATTGCAGCCACTCCTTACGCATGATGCGTCCCATTGGGCCTATGAACTCCCCTTCCAATTCCTGCCGCGCGTATTCGCTAGTATACGTTTCTTCGAGGTTGCGTACGTATTCGCTAGGCAGGTTCACGTTATCGCGCGTCTTTGCCGTTACTACGTGATAGTCGGGGTTGCCGCGCATGGCCTTTTGGTAAATGCGCTCGTATACCCAATTGGTATCGCCGTTCGGGCTAGTGGTAATCCAGCACTTGGTAGGATCGCGCCGGATACGGCCTAGCATGACATCCCATATAGCGCCGTCCATATAGTCTGCTTCATCTAGCCAAAACCAGTTAAGGTTAGGCCCTCGCAGCGAATCGGGCTTATCGGCTGAGCGCCAAAAGATCGTAGTCCCGTTTACCATCTTTGTAACGCCTTCGCTTTTGTTGTGCTCGACGATCGCGTCGCCGAACTCATCAAAAAACGTTAGCTGAGTAGCATCCCGCAGCATGGGATACGTTGGCGCTAGGATCGTGCCGTACGTGCCCGGCGGCTGCCGCATAACTTCGACACACCCGGCA